CCAACTGATTACCTAGTTGAAGACCATATTTACCAAGCTTACCGCGAGCATCCGCGATATCAGCTGGCTGCGCTTTAGTACCGATAGCACCCGTGCTCTCACGGAGGCCAGCAATATCATAAGCAAGCGTCATAGCACCCTTGAATACACATTGGTATCCAGAGCCTGCGGTAATTGCATTCTTTGGAGCAGCATTAAAGCCCTTCAAAGTGCCATCACCACGCAAGATAGACTTATCAATGGCACGAGCCAAACGACGAGTCGCACTCTGACGTAGGAAATCTAAGAGTGGAAGAATCGTATCCTCTTCCTCATCCTTAGCAAGATGGGTAGTCGCCATAAATTTATTTGGCGAGAACGTTACTGCAGAGATAGTGTTTTGACGAGTAGTCGGAACACGCGTGGAATCAGAAATACTCTGAGCAAACGTGCCAGACTCAAACTGCGCCACATCTCCATTAGTATCTTCATCAGCTACCGGTACGCGGAAATTACGTGCATCAACTGCAATACGCTCAAACATAGGAGCGATTACAAGCTGTTGCTGCATCTCTTCGTATACATTAGTTGAGAAATTACTTAAAAACTGGTCAACAGAAGTTACCTGTTTCATTCGAGCACCAAGTTTGGTATCAAACGGATCGGATTTATTAAGAGCCTTTGAAAGCAAGAAAGCATTAGTCATCTCTTCAGGAGTAAACTGCTGTTGAGAACGTGTACTTTCTTGATAGACCATCTTATTTTGGTTATAAGTAGCAATCTGCTCCTTATACTTATTAACTTCAGCCTTCAATTCAGCTAGAGCTTCACTCTCGTTGGGAGTGTACTCCGTCTGTTTCTTATACTGGGCTTCGCCTTCGTTAAGTATTGCTTCGCCCGTTTTTTGCACCAGTTCTGCCACTCTCGGTTCTGAAACTTCGGTGGTAGCGGATGCAGGGGGAGCCTCTTCGATCGGAGCCGAAGAAGCAACGACTGCTGCCGTCTCCTCACTCTTATTCTCAGATGCCCCAGTATCAATTTTGACAACGTCACCTACTGGTTGAGTAGCCATATCATCATTCTCCTTTTTCAATTCATTTTTTATCCCATGTACTGATAACAAAATATCTCTCTCCTTACTAGGTTCGATTTTCTTAAGTTCATCAATCATGGTAGTAACATATTGGGCATATTTATAATCAGAATCTGCCCATTCATTAGTTGGGGTTGCTTTTAGGTTGAGTAGTGTATTGAGTTTTTGTTGGTAAGTAGAATTAGATTTAACAAGTTCTTCATTTTTTAAGTTATAAGCGTCTTGTTCACTAATATTTGTGATATCAAAATAATTATTCTTAATATCGGTTCGATTAGAATCTGTCATATGAGAAGGACTAGATACATTTGTTAAAGAAATATCATAGTTTGATCCAATATCCCATGTGTTAACAGCGGCTAATTTTTCTGCCTTAACTGTTATACTATTATCTCTTGAATTTCCATTTAAGTCAATTTCTAAAAACTCGAAATTCGGGGATTCGGCGGTGGCAACTTGCGTAATTTTATATCGTTTGTTGCTATACTTTACACACTGATCGTGTTTTAAAGCTGCTGTCTCCATAGAGAGCATGTTAATAAACGGGATAGGATCATAAGGGTCAGATTCCTCAGTGATTTCTTCCTCAGAAAATTCTTCATCCGAAGACGAGGCTTCCAAAGTTTCCTCTGCTTTTTCGGCGATTGATTCTTCAATTACCGGAGCAGAATTTTCGTCAGTGGTAGCTTCAATATTCATATCTTGTGAAGATTCTTCTGCCTTGATCTCAACTTGAGAATCCTCTTCAGACATCTCTTCAACTACCATAACTCCAACTTCAGGAGTGTCTTGAGAAGCCATTTGTTCTGAGGGAGATAAAGGTCTTTCATCAATATTATCCATATTGTTAATCTCCTCTTCTATTGGCTCAGCCATCACAGGCCTTGCTGACACTACCATTGTGTGAGAATGAACTATAGGGTGATCAGCGTCTGAAACTCTATAGTCCATAATTTTATGATAATGGTTCATCTTATGCGAAGCATAAGTAGTCACTCCATTACCGCTATCATCTATTTCATAAGTATGATAGTGATCGGCAACTACGTCGGTTATCCCAACTTTAATTCCCATATCCTTCTCACGAGTGTCAATGTTAATTTCGTTATTGGTGAATTTTTCTACGAATTCAGCATATTCTTGATGATTATCATCAAAACTTTTTCGTACGCTAAATAATGATTCTTGATTAGCAGGTACACTGACCACACTAATTTCTAATAGCTCTACATCCGTAATTGTCATTGAATCGGTTCTATGGTCATAATCCCCATCCTTGACCTTAAACCCTACTGAAAAACTTTTTAAAGCACCATCTTTAATTAAAGATTGAACACCATGAAGTTTTTCTGCAGTATCACTTATATTTGCCTCAACAAAAAGTCCTTTTTTATCAACAGTAACTTTATCCACTCTTCCGATAGGACAATCATGTTTATGTTGATAAAGAAGAACTGGGTTCTTTCTAAAATTTTCTATACCTTGTGCCCATGCCTTAGCAGTAACTACATCACCTACTCGATCTCTATCCGTGGTATTAGCATATCCGGCTATTCGTAAACCTTTACTACTACGGGCACTTGGTTGTTTTTTAGTTTCAAAATCACTATGAAAATAAAATGTTTTATTCATTCGCTAAATCCTCATCGTCTTGTGTTATTATTTGAATTTCGTCTTCGCTAGGTCGACCACCTTGACTAGGGTCAGTTGCGCTTCCTGTAATATTTTGAGGTACTCTAATACAGTTAGTTTCATCTACACGCATTTCTCTCATACCTAATCCGCCTCGGGCTTCATCAGGAGTAATTATACCAGTATTAACTAAGGTTGAATAATATTGAGCTTGTGTTCGTAAATCTGGTTGTAAAGCACTAACTGAGCGTTTATCAGGAAGAATAGAAGTAGCATTATTAAAGAAATGCTCAAAAGCACTACAAAATTGATTAAGCACTGGCAAAATAGTATGGTTATAAAATAAAACTTCGTTAGCCGCGATATTTGCGTTATTTCCACTTTTTAATAGAACATACGGAACACCAATAGCTTTTGCTATATCCATCTGAATACGTTCAACGCTATTTTCAAAATCTAGTTCATTAAATTTAACTTCACTAAATCTATCTATATCTAACCCACCATCTAAAATAGCAGGGCTACGAGCGCCATTAAAAATATTAGAATAACTCGCTCTCCAACTTTCTAACATCCGTTCTTTAATTTTACTACTTAAAACATTATCAGTTTTTAGAACTAACCCTGGAATTGCATTATTTTTAAAGAACTGACGTTGAAAATCTAAGAGTTCATAATAAAGTTCAAAAAGTCTTTGGAGATTCTTAAGTTTACTATCACCACGAAAAATTGATTGATCATTATCACTCTTTACCTGAACAATCTCATCCGGAGTAAAGGTTATCTTGGCATCACGAGTTGTTTCTTTAGCAAAACCGTACCAATCAGTTTGTTGATCATATATTAAATAATTATAATGACTTATAAACGTTTTTGAATCAGCAACGACCTCTACATCATTCGCGGGTAATAAATATAAACTTTCTTTATCATAGTAGAAAAACGCATTTCCGTCAAGGTAAAAATCTAAAAATGCTCTTCTAAATAAACGGACTCTATCCTCAAAAGGATTAGGTTTGACGTTAAGTAATTTATTAATTTTTTTAGCTGCCCCACCATCGACTACAAAAGGAATTGAAACTAGAGCATTAATAACCATCTCTATACTTCGGTGAACTACCTCAATCTCACGAAATGCAGTTTTATAGTCTACAATCGACTGGGGGACATTATAAGGGTCCTGCGACGCAATATAAGGTTGCGCAGGATTCAACTTCTCTGCAATCCAACTTTTAAGTCCCATTTATTTTTCTCCTGTTCTCATTATAATACATTAAAAGTAATTTTGGGTCAATATTTTATTTTTCATAATCAAGCATAGACGCTAACACGAGTTCTCTGGTAACTATAAACTGCATATCTTATTGCGTCACTGCAATGAGAAGACCAGTCATGAAGAGGTTTTTGAGTTTCGGTTCGATGATTCCATCTATAACTACTAAGGGAAGAATAAGTATGTCTACATCTATTCACATCAAATTCTATTCTTTCCATATCTACCAATACTTGAATTGAAGCAATTCCATCATTAACACTTTTTAATGCATTATCACAATAGATATCATAATCATAAGCTAAATCAGCTTTTGTTTGTTGTGCGGCACTATCAATAAAAATTGCTTCAATACCCCATCTATCAATTAACTCTTGAATGTTTTCAGCATGGGCCGAAGTTGTACCTTCTTTAGAAATATATTCATCTATAGCGTAAAATTTTTCACTATCCGTAGCTAATACAACAAAAGCTGTTTCATCTCGATATCCTATATCTAACCCTGCTATAAATTCAAATCTTTTATCTTTTTCATAAATATCACTCAAGTCTTTTAAATGAGTTTCTTCAGCTAAGTCATAGATTTGACCCTCAGTAGTTACCCAATCACATTCATATTCTTGACCAAATAAATTTTTAGTCATAGTTTTACGAGCTTCGTCAATATCCGTTTCATTAAGTAAAGGATTAGATTTCCAATCAAATACAGTACTACCCCACTCTAAATAATCATCCGCATCTTGACCTCTTAAATAATAATCAAATAAATAATTACCTTTTCCACGAGGCGTAGAGATCCATAAACATCTAGAATCTGGGTATGTTGAAAGAGCAGGTCTTAAATCACGAGTAAAATATTCATCATTATTAATAACTGCTGCCTCATCAACAATAAGTAAATGAGCGGCTCTACCTATAAGACTGTCTCTATTATTAGCTGATAGTAGTCTAAAAGTAGAATTATTAACTAATTGAATAACTTTATCTTTTTGATTTAATCGTCTACATTCAATTTTTAAATCACGAATAATTTGAGTTACATAATCCCAGATAATTGAAGATAAACTAAAATTAGGAGCTACTACCATTACTTGAGTATTAGGTTCTAATAATTTAGCAAAAGCTAATAAAGCAGCTGCATATGATTTACCGGTTCTCCTGGCTGCTATGTGAACCCAAAAACGATTATCTTCTAATCCCTCAATCATTCCCCATTGG